ACATTACCAGAAGCTAACTTGGTCGCAATAGACTGCGCATTAGCACGTAGCTGTACGGCATTATTTTTGATTTGCCGGTAAGCTTCTGCGGCGCTGTTGTTTGTTGCTAATAAAGCCATAAATACCCCTTGAAGTCCCGCACTTGCGGAGGTGTGGCGTGAACCAAATTTGCTATCTAACTAGATTCACGGCTTAAGTGTTGCCTTCAGTAATTACTAAGCTAGATACGGCGACGTTATCCGTTGCTGAGATGCTTGTGCTGTTCAAGTTAATGTCGGCACCAGAAGTTCCAACCGTGCCCTGGAGTACCACGACTGCATTAGAATCAAGGATGCGGAAGAATGTCGCGGTTCCGGTTGCGTCCGCGCTAGAATCAGCTGTAATACTCGAAGCTGTCCAGTCGTCGCCACTGGCGGCGGCAGCGCTTGGGTCGCTCATTGTAAGCTGCGCTAGTAAAGTGTTGCCGGATAGCGCGGTATCCGCATCGGCTGGCGGAGTGCCGTCATAAATCCGTAGTGTTCCAGCGCCTGCGCCTGCATCAACCAACGCAGTAATTTCATCCAGCATGTTGTGGCTTAGTGTCTGTATGTATTGAATTGCCATTAGTCTTTAGCCTCCGGCTTATATTCTCTTTCCATTGTGTTTTGCATCCACTGCTGCGCCTTAGCCATAACCTTTTCCTTGCTCTCACCCTTAGCGAAGTGCTGCATATCTGCGCGACCTTCGCGACCATAAATGGTAACGGCGCTATTCCATAACCCGTCGAACTTCGTTCTTATTTCAGGTACGCCGAAGTAGTTCTCTTCGTAGAACTGGTGTGTAGTTTTGAACTTGCTCCGCGGCACGTCGCTTTTAAAAATGTCTAAAATTCCCATGCTATAAATATTCCCGTTCAAGATATCGTTGTGATAACGGCATAATGTCGTATTCCCCATTACGCACGTCGTTTAGTACGTTTACGCCCGACCACTCACGGTTCTTTTGTGGGCCTCGGTAGTCTTCATCGTGCGAATAGAATCGACCACTAACTAATCCATGTATGAACTTACCGTTAACCGTCATTAGTTGGTCGAATCTATGCTCTTGCTGGTGCCCCATTACAAAGGACCCCATTAACTTACGTAATCGATTCTGTATGGTGCCGCCTATTGGCCGGTCGGTATGTGCGTTCGGGTCAGTGAAGTAGTGCGAGTAGTGCACGCCGTTTAGCGTTTTTATGTTAAGGAACGGGTGCCACTTACATCGCTCCAGGTTTAGTCTCTTGTAGCTAAACACGCTGCCGTATATGCGCGTCTCTGCTGCCTCTCTCGCTCGCGTCATGCGATGCTCGTGATTGCCCTCGCAAAAGTGCCAGTCAAGCTTCTTGTTTAGCTTGCCGACAGCGCTAAAGAACATTGCCATAGCGTTGTTGCCGGATTCAATGTCTTCATCCAGGTCCTTGTTCTCCCAGTCCTGCGAACCAGGTCTGTCATACGACGATAAGCTAGGGAAGTCCCACCAGTCGCCAATGATTATTACTTTATCGCCCGGCTTTAGATGCTCGCGTATCCAATTACCTGCGGCGACAATGTGCTTAACCGGCACGCCCTTTTTGATTTGAGTGTCCGGAATCATTACGTGGCGCATCAGATTTGGTCACCCGTGCATATACCCCACGCGCCCGCATAGCTCCCGAAGTATGAATTGTGCTCCCTTATCTCCGGCCAGATATCCTGCTGCAGGAATATCATGTCGGTCGGTCTTGAATTACTCTCAGGCATCTGCAGCCACAGCGCGGTACGTTGTAGCCCGAACTTTGCTGCAACCTGATACAGCTGCGCCCACCTGCCGCATGACATGATGAGCGTATCACCCTCCCTCTCGATTGTTCTTGAGTATGGTACGGCACTACTTGGACTTGAGTGCCAAGCTAGAGCGCACATTAATGCCAGCATTATTATTATTCTTACCACAGGCATAACCTCTCAATTACCTCGTTGTTAAAATCAATTGCACGCAAGTCGTCATCTGTTAGTCCTGTAAGGTCGCCATCAAGATGAACACGACTAATAACGCTGCAGGGTATGGTTCCATCCGGCTTAACCTCAACTGGTTTAACGCGCTCATATATTTGAGCTGCGTTATTAGCCGCTATTAGAGCGATTGGGACTTCGGCGCATCCTGCGCTCAAGCTCAAGACGAGTGCGACTAGCAACAACATTTTTAACTTCATTGCTTATCTGCTCTGCCAGTTTTTCTTTCTCTGCTTCAGATATGTTCACCCTGCCCCCGGCTCTGCCAAGGGCAAATGCGCCAATCAAAAGCAAGAATACGCCAAAGGATACTAACCAGAGCATTACGCATTGGCCGGAGCGTAGAACACACCTGCAACAGTGGTCACGGTTGTAACCAACAGCGTTACCGTTTCCGGGCTAAGCGTATCGGCAACAGCAGGCGACACCACATTGAACGCAACCAGTACACCGATAACCGCACTAACAAGTGCTGCGATTGCCTTTGAATATTTTGCCATTAGATTATCCTCCCTAGGATATTTGCTATTAACCCGATAATGGGTAGTTCAATTAGTTCCGACCAGGGCCATGCGTTGCGCAAATCGAATACGTTCATAGCCGGAAGTCGTATAGCTATCATCTGCGCGAGTATCGCTCCGAGCGGGAGGGCCAACAGATAGACCAGGAACCCCCGTTCGAAATAAACCAGAGGCATCATTGAGAGAGATGCAATTAGCCCCCACCTTGCCGCCTTCCATGCGTTGTACATCGAGGCACCGTGCAGTACCCACCGTCCCCTCCACCCGTTGTCCTGTCTCCACATAGTCAAGAAGGCTGCGATAATGCTCATTAAGATTAGCTTGGGCTCGCTGGTAATCTGTAGCGCTAAGCACGGACCAATGGTCGCCATTGCTAGATACTTTATCCATTTATCTCGCCCCTCCGGGTATCCTCCGCGCACCCGGTCAGCCATCCCCGCCAGAGGTAGGGTAATCAATTCAATCATATTCCCTCCAGTGCCTCGGGTTGATATAGTTGGTTGGCAGTCAGTGCGCCGATACCTGCGGCGAGCACGACTGAGAGCTTCTTGGTGACGTCTAGCGGGTCGAAGATAACCGCAACCTGCCCCAGCTGCTCGTTGTTGGCCCGGTAGCCACTGTAGCCAGCATCGAACACAGCCTTCTCAGCCTTGGTCGCATCGCCACCGGCAGCCTTCCAGATGCCATCTGGGTCAGCGTTCGCGTCATACACCTGAGCTGCTTGAATCTTGGTCTCGACCTTGTAGTCACCGAGGCCACCCTCCTTGCGATAGGGATTGATATCACCCTCGATACCGTAGTAGCTGCGCGGGACGAATGCCGGGTCCATTGCGCGCTCGCGCTCCGACCTGGTCTGCCCTGACAGGCCCTTGCCGTAATGTTTCGGGTCAACCCTCTCAATGGGCTCCTTCGCATAGTGCGATAGGATTAGGTTACCTTCCGCATCTACCGCACCTTCCAGCCCGGATTCCCCGGCCTCGTGCAACTGCATGAACTGCGCCTTACGCCGCTCAAATGCTGGTGTGTCCTGCTGTACGGCCCAGTTTGGTAGTCTGCCGGTCTTTTGGTCTGCAAATACTGTGGCGTCTATGCCGGCCACCCGGTTACTCTCACCGTGCGGTCCGTAGTTCAACCAGCTATTCTGACCTCGTGTCTCTGGCGCCAGTGCGCGCTGCGCAACAGGGCTCAGCGTGCCAACATGCGACTGGTACGCCATCTCCTCGCCCATTGCGCGGAACCCGGCGCCTATCTTGCCGTGGCCCTGCGCATCATGCACAGCACGGAATAGGTCGTTGTAGAGCGCTGGCTCTCCGCTTATCTCGTATGGTGACTCCGCTAATAAAGGATTGCCGGCCGGGTCGAACGCTTCATCAGTTCCGAGTGCCGGACCATACCCGTCTCGTGTCGGATACACCTCCAACTTGTTATTCTCAATCATGTCCTGGAGCGCCAGGTATGGACTCTCCGGGTACGGATTGTTGCTGAACTCCGGCTTGATACCGGCGGCCAACATCTGTTCGTATTGTCCCTCAACTTCCTTAGCGAGTGCGTTGTATGCCTCCTTCACCAGCGGGTCATTGGGGTTATGCTCCATGAGGTCGTACTCACGGGCAACGCGTGCAGCGAAGTCCGGGTCGATCGGCTTGAAGCGTTCCACCGGTTCGTAAGGTATCCCGGTAGCTTCTGAATGTCTGATGGCCGCCTGCTCCATTCTTGGGTCAGGTCCGATGCTCACCTTACCTAGTGTCGGCACATTGGCCGGCATAGGCGCGCCCGGTAGTGGTACGTCACCTATCTGCCGCGGTGCCGGGAGGAACCCGCCATGGTCATTAATTCCCATATATCTGTTCATGCCTCGTGCCCAGTCCTCGTCTGCCACCTGATACATTGATTGCGATTGCAGTGAACGATAGTCCTTGTTCTCTGGTTTGTATCTCGCGCGCCGGTCATTGTGATACCAGTCCGGATACATGTACTGCGGCGGGATAGCCTGGTCCAGTCCGCCAGTGTAGTCACCGAGAAACTGGTCTGCGAACGATGGATGAATGTATCGTGGGTCGACCGCGAGCTCACCCGTGGGGGTTGATATGTATTGTCCGCCCCAACCATTAGGCACGTCCAGCAGTTCCTGGTCAGTGAACGCGTACTTGGTCTCGTCTAGCGCCGGGAACCCTGCCTTCTGGAATTTCTCAAGACCAGCTGTATTCACAAACGCCTTGCGCAGTTCGCCGTTAGTGGCGAGCAGTTCGAGAGACGTCGGGTCGTTGATACCCTTCCACTCAGGTCGCTTCTTCCTTACTGCCCTATCGAACTCTTTCATTGCCTTCTTCGTTATGGGCGCGCTAAGCATCTGCTCCAACATGGCGTTAGTGGTCATGGTGTTGAAGCTCATGCTGTCGTAGCCCATTGGCGTGCTCACGAAGCGCGGTGTTAGTCCCTGTGCTAGCGCATTCTGTATTGTGTTCTGTAACCCGGTCGTGGCGCCCTTGTTGTTGGCCCACACGCTGCTGTTGTCCGGGTGAGCGTTCTCAAGCATGTACTTGAATCCACCATACGCACGTTGCGGTGTCGACAGTGCGTTGCCGCCTATGCTGACTATCTCCCTACCTATATCGCTCCGGTCACCTAGTGCCGGTATAAGTGCGGACCCTACCAGGTCATCTGGCCGGATAATCAAGCGCTCCTGCAATTCTGCTAGCGGCTCAGTCGTATCAACCGACTCGTACTGCATCTCTTCCAGTGGCTTGCTGAGTGCGTTGGTGCTCTTGTTGCTTAGCGGGTGATGAGTGGTCTTATCTCCCTTCGTTGCCGCCATGATGCCGGCTGTGAGCTCACCTGCCTCGCGCATGAGCGTCCCGGCTTTGAGCGCAGTGCCTATAGGCAGAGCGCCAGCCAGGTCAAATACATGAGGCTTAATCAGCGGGTCATTTGGCCCGGCACCAGTGTACTGGTGCGGATAGCCCTCGGCCATGCGCTGCGTGCGCTCCGGTGAGTCACCGACAATGAGACGCTCCAGGAATGAGCCATACGGATTGTCTGCCGGGAAGATGCCGAGCACGGGCGTCACCCACTTATTCAGGTTCCTGCCCATCTTCATCCAAGTAGTGTCTGGCAGTGGCGTGGCCTCGCCCCACTGTCTCTTGCCCAATGCGTTACTCATGCGTGAATGAACTCATAATGATTAGGGTCCATGTAGCGTCCGCCCCAGCGTGCACCGAACTCTTCGAAGGACAGCTCCCACCAAGCACCGAGCTCACGGTGGCCGCGGTCATCTGTAATGTACTCACCATCCATGAATAGGTTCAGGTCAATTGCCAATCGCTTCTTATGATTGCTCGTCTTACTGCCATATGGACCGGCCTCACCACTCACGCCGAACGCTCGCGGGTCACGGTAGGCATCACCCAATGTCACGCCATAGCCGAGCTCATTAGCCTTAATAATCAATTGCGCAGCAGCTACCGCGAACGCGCGCTGCCTATCGCCTAGACCCAAACTCATTTAGCCGCCTTAGCCTTACGTGCTGCCCACTTACCCATTACAGTGCCCTCTTTATGTCGCGTGCTCGACGCCTATTGATTTGACGATAGTGACCTATAGTCTCGCACAAGTCTTGGTGTGCCATCCGATGCATGCGCATCGCATCATCCAATGTATCTGTCGGGACACCTTCATCGGTGCCGAAGATGGCCTTAGCGACCCTTTCTTTGAGTCTCTTGAGAGTCATCTCTTATTCCGTTCATCGATAACTGCTCGCAGCTCAGCGAGCGCTATCGTATTGTCTGTGATTGTCGTGATTAACTTAAGGACTAAGCTATTGTATGCGCGCCATATGCCGCCGACAGCTAGTGTCGCCCCACCCACCACACCGGTGTTAACTAAGTCTAGCTCCATCTATGGTCTCCATCAGTTCATCGTATATATCCTGCACCTCATCTAGCTCGCGCCACTCACGACGCTGCAATAGATGCGCTGACATATCATCTGCGTGCTGAATTTGGTAATCAAGGTCACGCTCTGCACACTCGTTCGCTCGGGCCCTAACGCAAGGACGGACAACACCTTTGTCGTCCAGAAAGTAATAATTGTCGTAACCATGGGCCATACTCCCATTATACCGCGCTGTCAAGGCGTTGTCCATGACATGGGCTTGACGAGCCCTCACCCCCTACACTAATGTATTCCACCATCACCCCTAAACCCCATATCTGCCGTGAGCTCCCCCTTCGCAGAGTCCACAGCTGACTCCATCACAATGAACTTCAGCAGCTCCAGGTTCGCCACTATATCCACTACAGGGACCCTCTCGCGCTGCGCCTTACCCACAGCAGCTGCAATGGTATCAATAAACTGCACCACAGCTTCATTCTCGCCGCTCATTAAACTTTCCCCCCTCTAGGTAGGGCAACCTACCTCTTCTCTGTTAAAACCTCTTAGACGGGCTCTCCGTAGCTCTCACGCCCTCTTCCCAATATGGACCACAATCCTGCCATCCGGGGGCGACATTGGCCGACGCTCAATCCTCAGGTCGTCAATCTGATTATCGTCCAGATACATGCCAGCATGCTCTAGTGCATCGAGCAGGGCCTTCAGTAGATTATCCAAATCCCGTCGCCGCTTATCCGGTGGATACGCCCAGATATGTACTGTCAGGCGCCCCTCGAGGGGCTTAGGCAGGTCCAACGCCTGGACCCTGGCAATGACCTCCTCCCGGTATGCCTTGCCCTTAGCGCTGATATACGTGCGCCCACGCGCTGTACGCCAATATGTGTTAACAGTCGGTGACCACGGTAATTCAATCTGCATATAGTTCAGACCAGCCGGTCCAGAATAAGTTCCAGGATTTGCATATTTCCATCGGGATACAGGTACGCCTTATATATAAACATACCGTACCCTCCCCCGAAGGGGAGGGGAGTACGGCAGTAGATGTGCCAATAACCATACCCACTACACTAACCCATTGATTTAACTGGATAATCACTCCACGGGACTCTCAGTGAGCTCTATGTACCCGTCGCCAGTACCTATCACTCCATCACGCTCTAAAGCCTTGATTGCCCTAGAGAATCTCTGCTTCTGGGTATTCTTGTCCATGTCGTCCCACAGCTCATAGCACCGGCGCCGCACGTCATCCTTACTCACCCGGCGTATATGACCCTCCACCGGGTCCGCTCGAGTGATGGCATTGAGGGCCTCCCGCTGTATTGGCGTCATCTCAGACTTACCCGTAGTCATGCCCTCCCTGTAGTACGGCACCAGTGATGTCACCATCTCGTTGTCCTCATCCTGGCCGAGCTCAATAATCTGCAGCTCGAACACCATATCCGCCGGGAGCTCATCGTCCTTCATCTTCTTGCACACCATGGCCGTATGTCGCTCGAGTGACTCCTCCCGCTTAATCTGGTAGTTGTAGTCGTTACCATATGGCAGCACCGTACTGCCTCGAGCGCGGTCCTTGGCACCGTGCCCGGTGTGATGAATAATCAGGCACCCGGCATTGAACGGCTCCATAATGAACCGGCGCACGTTGGCCGTGAACGTCGTCATGTCCTCCTGACGATTCTCATCACCACCCTCAAATGACCCGGCAAGGGTATCGATGATGAATAGTCCCGGCTTGAAGGGTAGCGACTCAACGCTATCCTGGAACGCTGCTGCCGACGCCGGGTTGATGAGCCCCACATTCTGCCTGGTGAGTGCGAACGGCAACTTGCTGGCACATAGTCCGTACTTACGCTCCCACGCCTTGACGCGCTTCCTGGCGCCCGTGAGACCCTCATTAACCAGCACCACAACACCGGTCGAATACGTCCTGTGCCCGGCCCACTCGACACCACTGGCAACGCTCAGCCCCATATCCATAGACAGGAATGATTTGTATGCGCCGCTATCACCGAAGAACATACCCATAGACCTACCGCGGGGCACTATCTTTTTTATCAGCCACTCATTGCGTGGTAGCGGCTCATCGAGCTCGTCGCCATAGATGAATAGTGCGTGGCTATCAATCTCCTCCTCCTTCTCGGGCTCTTCATCGTCCCAGTCATTATCCATAGCGAATAGTGTGCCGAGACCTATCGCACCATTGGGCTTAAAGCTCTCCCATACGCGCCGACAGTCCTCCCTATCGAACTTGACTGCCTCGCCGCCCCACAGGAGGCCAGCAGACCAGTCCCGGAATAGCGCGAACCCTTCGAGCCACTCCTCCGAGTGTATAGCCATACCAACACGGAGCCACTGCGACCGGTCCATATCCGGGTCCAGTTTGCGAAGCTTGTCCGCTACCCGGTCCAGTGTGTCACCGGGTGCCGGGCGCAATACCCGACGGTTCGTGCTCACCGGGGGCAGTCCTCCAGCCGGGCGAATTGTCGCGAGAGACAATATCCGATGGTACGCATCCGAACCGACCTTCACGAACTTCATCCGACCTGGGCCGCGGTTCGTGTTGAAGCGATAGATGTCGCCACTTGGGTGCGTGCTAGGCGGCGCCACGATGTAACCACTACCAGCAAGCAGGTCGATACCACTTAACTCAAACAACTTGGTGCGGCGAAACCCCTCAGGGCCGGATGGCAACCTATACCAAAAATGGTATCCCCCTCCACCCGTTATCACCTGCGTCGTGTCTGCGTCTAGTCCCAGGTCCTCAATCACCTGAAGCTCACGTACTGCTGTTGTGTAGTTGCGCGGGTCGAAGTCAACGACCAGGCCGATACTCTCAACCGCTATGCCGATGTTCGCGCTGGGATAAGTGATAGTCCACCATTCGTCGATGACTTCCAAGTCGCACGTTGCATCTTTGTAACCGTGCGCCGTTAGAGGCTCCTTGCCGCCAGGTTTTAGCGGTATAATCTTGAAGCTATCGCGCGCGTAATCCAGCGCGGCCTCATGTAGTTCACTTGAGTAATTCATGCTACCTCTTCCTCAATCAGCGAGATACCCGGAAGGCCATCTATTAACGGTTTCATCTCTGCTTCAAAATGTTTTGGTGTTGGCTTGCGTAGAACGTAAGTGTCCGGTCTCAAGCTCCATAGCGTGCCGTCCATCAACTTGAGTTGGGCCATGGATGGTCCGTACTTGTCTGTAACTGTAACGTCTACAACTAGTGAGAAGTTCACGCCGCCGGTGAGGACGATGTCACCGGGACTAATGTCCCTTGCCCTAGTTGCGTGCCTCTTCAAATATACTTTCATAGTAGCTATTGATTTGTATGCGCCATTCTCCGGTGACATACCGAACCCGAGGCATACCGGGCAATCATCATCACAGCCCTTGCAGCGTTTACATAATGTGTACTCTACCTTCAGTCGTATCATCTTAAATCTCCTTCGATTATTAATATTTAACTGTGGAACAATGTACCTTACCAGTTGTCATAATATATGACAAGAACAACTAGACAACAATACGGGAGATAAGTTTGATGCCGACTGATAGATATTATCCGAACCGATGTACCGACGACTTCGTAGCCTTGGTTGCCGCCGCGCTGAGCAAGACGCCGCCGCTACATAAAGAAACCTCGCTCGCCTTTCAGCACGAGATTAACGCCCGCAATGCTGTGGATGCCGCGGAGGCAGTTCTTTATGAGCTCATTAGCCGAGCAGAGCAGAGGCAGCAGGAAGATGAGTGACTATTACTACACGCGGGACGACGCACAGACATGATGTGAACTATTACTAAAAATAATTGCACAAAGTAGTTGACACATGGGATTGAGCGTGTATAATTCTAATCACAGTCAACGCAAAACAGGAGAGCAAAGAAATGCACAAGACACTCAAAAGAACGAACAATGAAATCTTAAACACCATGATCGCCGCTGGCAACGCTTGGGTACAAGTGCGCAACGAACTTGGCGTAGAAACATCCGAAGATGAATTGATTGTAATGCTAGTAGATATTCTGAAAAACGCCAAAATGTGGCAGCGCGGCGACTACCTTCGCGATGCTAACGGCGAGCGATTCTTTAGTGAATGCACCGCCCTGGATGCCGCACGCCAAGTAATGAAAGTCAACGCAAAATAGGAGAGTAAAGAAATGAATGAAGCACAAACAATGCTAACGAAATACACCGATGAAGATTCAATTGTGTATGCAATGAAGAATGGAAAAACAATGCTAACGAAATACACTGACATCGATACACTTGTGCATGAATGTGAAGAGTATGCCGTGGAGACAGAACAAGACTATCAGGAATGGCAGACTATATTTCATTTTGCTGACGGTTCTGCTCTTGTCTGGGAAAGTAACGACTTCTGGGAGCTACCTACTAATGACGCAATATAAAAAAGTACGATTTACGAGCAAACACGGCAGCACAGCGGGATTGATTCTCGAACGGGACAAGCTTGAAGATATGACGATTGAAGATGTTAGCAGGCTATTACCGCTTTACGAGTCGCCCAAGATGCAACGTTTCGAGCATTCACCGGCCTTTGATAGCTTTGATGACGCTTTCGATTATCAATTTGAGAAGGAGGTGGCGTAAGCCCCTCCCGAGGAGAGCATCATGGCTATACTGGAAGGATTACACTTTTTAGCGCTAACTATAGGCGTATTCTACGGCGGCCTACTTCTCTTGGCAGGCGCCTCGTCCGCTTGGACATGCTTTCGGACGGCTAAATAGGAAAATGTGGAAGTTATACGGCCGGCAGAGACCGACGCTGAAATTCAGAGACAATTTGATGAACTAGATAAGGAGAGTACAGATGGCTGCCAAAACCATTAATCGAGAATTAACAATGACGACGGAAGAGTTTGTTTTCGTCTCAGCATACCTCGACGCAGTTGACTTTACTGAGACCGGAGAAATTGACCAGCCCCCGAAGGGCACGGAGTTTGATGATGACTTCCTCCGCGAGTCCATTATCGACTGCCTAGCATTCTTCAGCCGCATCCGCCCATATATCGGCGACCACCTATTGCGCGCCGCCGGGACTGACTTCTGGTATACGCGCCAGGGGCACGGCACAGGATTCTGGGATGGCGACCGCGGCTACCCAGACCACATGAAGGACGCATTCACTATGTGGGCCACAGCAGCTGGCAGCGTAGATGCCTGGTACGAATTTGATTACGAACCATTCACTGATTGAGTGGTCTAACTAAAACCCTATCGAGGAGAACGAAAATGAATAACGCTAAAGAATTAAACACAATGTGCAAGGCCCTTAAGGAGCTCAAAAAGGCCGAGAAAGACGCGAAGGAGGCCCGGCTATACATGGAGGAGCGAATCATCGCAATGCTCCCAGAACGCAAGCCAGAGGGTGTGGACCGCTATGAGTTTGATGACGTGGAACTCAAGGTCACTAGTAAGGTCTATCGTAAGGTCGACTATGACAAGTACAACGAGGTCGAACTGGACCTCACGCCAGAGGCGCGCGAGGCAGTGGTCATCAAGTACGACCTGAGCCTACCGGCGTACCGCGAGTTATCTGGTGACGCCGCGGGCATGCTTAACCAATGCATCACCACGACCGACGCTAAACCAGCGCTATCAATAAAGGAGATAAACGAATGAAATTACGTAGCATATCTCAAGCAGTAGGGGCAGAATCATGAAATTACGTAGCACATCTCAAGCATCAACAGAGCAAGGTATCAAGATGCTCGTGCACGGTCCGGCAGGCGCCGGTAAGACCCGGCTATGTGCCACGCTACCGGACCCACTCATCATCAGTGCTGAGGCCGGGCTCCTAAGCCTTTCGGAGTTCGATATACCATTTGTAAGCGTTAACACGATGAACGACGTCACGGAAGTCTACGAAGCTCTGAAAGCGGGTAACTCTCCGTACCAGTCTATCGCCCTTGACTCAGTGTCGGAGATAGCCGAGGTCGTTCTAGCTAACGAGAAGAGCATGACAAAGGACCCGCGCAAAGCGTACGGCGAACTCATCGAGAAGATGACTGCCTTACTGCGCGCATTCCGGGACCTGCCGCAGCTGCATGTTTATATGTCATGTAAGCAGCAGCAACAGATTGAGGGGGAGACCACGTACCACAGTTGTAGTCTGCCCGGTGCGAAGCTGTCGCAGCAGATAGCATACTTATTTGACGAAGTATTCGCGCTCCGGGTTAACCGCAGCGACGATGGCATACGTCGGGTCCTACAGACAGCAGGCGACTCGGAGTATGAAGCAAAGGACCGCTCTGGGAAGCTTGATGAATTTGAGGATGCGGACTTGGGCGCAATTATTAATAAGATAAAAGGAGAAGTTTAAATGTCGTTTTTCGATGAGCCGATTAAGGCAAGTAACGAGTCAGTGGAGCTGGATTATGTTGACGTTGAGTCTGGTGATTATGTTGCCCAGATTGTCAGCGTGGAGGAGGACGAGAGCAAGAGCGGTTACAAGCTTTTAAAGTGTCGTATCCGTATGGTGGCTGCAAAGCAGGAAAAGAATATTCCGTGCTTGGGTAGCAGCATCATTCACCGGTTCAACACTCATCACCCGAACGCGAAGGAGTACGCGCTTAAGGACCTGGCCGCAATTGCCGCAGCGAATGATGTTGAGCAGTTGACGTCGCCGCAGCAACTCGAGGGCATGAAGTTCACGACCCGGATTGTCGCTGAGGAAGATGGTGAGTACACTAACTACAGGATGTTTGTGAACGGTCATCCGCGAGAGGGTTGGCATGAGTGGAGCTCGGCATCGGCGGTCAAGATGCCGGAGAACTCTACCCTAGCTCAACCGCCCTGGATGAAGTCAGCTTAGCTAAAGGAGATACGACGTGGCACAGTACGATAGAATACTTACAGCAGCTAACAAGGCCTTCGAGGAATGGGCTGCTGCCAAAGATAAGCCACGCCGCTATCTGGGGGCCAGTGCGATAGGGGGAGAGTGTGCGCGCCAGTTGTGGTACAAGTTTAGGGGGGCCACAGGCGCGCCCATTTCAGCAAGGGGGTTGGGAGCAATCTACGATGGTCATAATGGGGAGGTGACTATCGTGGAGCGCTTGCAGCGTGTTGAGGGGCTCATTTTGCATCCGACAGATGATAAGGGTAATCAGTTTGCCGTTGTTGACCTGGACGGTCATTTCCGCGGCCACATGGACGGCGCGATGCAGGTGGATGGGGAGTGGAGCGTATTCGAGGCGAAGGTATGTAATGAGACGAAGTTCAAAAAGCTTTTGAAATTACGCGATGCCGACGAGGACAATGCGCTCAAGTCATGGGATGAAGTCTATTATGCACAGGCGCAAGTGTATATGCATCTTACCGGGTTGCGTCAGCACTACACTGTAGTGGCTACGCCCGGTGTGCGTGATTGGACTAGTGTATGGACGAAGTACAACAAGGATGCTGCAGAGGGCCTGCTGGAGAAAGCTAGATATATTATTGAGGCCACTGAGCCGCCGGATCGTGTGAGGAATGACCCGACGTACTACATATGTAAATGGTGTGACTTTTCTGACATCTGTCACGGTGACAAGATACCGGAAGCGTCCTGTAAAACATGCATTCATAGTCGTCCGGTCGAGGATGCTAAGTGGGAATGTACTCGGCACCGCAAGAGCGACGTTGACTTGGAGAAATGTGGTGACCACGTTATCCTGCCAGAGCTCGTTAGCTTCGCGCGGAAGGTATCTTACGATAGCGACCGTAACGTAACAAAATACATCATGCCGAACGGTGTATCATTTGAGCAAGGGACACGTCCTAAAGGAGGTGCTGTCTATACAGGAGATGAGTTAGTAAATACCGACCCGACGCTTATTGGTGATTCGACCGTTGAGCTGTTGCGTGATGAGTTTGATGCTAGTGTTGTTCCTAGTCCGGACCCAGATACGTGGCCCTTCAAGGAGTTCGAACCAAGTGAGGAGGTCAAGAATATTGACTGGTCGATAGGCGACAAAGAGATTCCATTCTAGGAGAAGGCTATGAAAGTTACAGAGTCCAAATTATATACACCCGAACAACTTTATTTTGAAGTTCAGGCGTACAAACTAAAGCTACAATGCGCAGAGAGAAAAGCTTGGCGCGAAAAACAAAAGGAGGGGGCGCGTGCTGTACATTTATCGTAATGCTGGGGAGTCAGTCATTGTTGATGATTCACTGCATATTCGTGTAGAGAACATTCGCAACGGTTCTGTAAAATTGGTTTTTACCAACGCTGAGGGCAAACACTCAAAGGTCATGCGTAGCGAACTACAGCGAGGGGGGGTGGTAACATGATGAAGGGTAATCATCAGGAGGTGAAGGAGTGTTTAGATGCCATGGTTGATGTTGGCGTTAAGACACACGAGATGATTGATAAGTTCTACAAGCTCGAAATGTCGCACATGACAGACCGAGTGTGTAGCGAAATCAATCGCGCATTATCGCAGTCTATGGTCTTGCGGGAGTCATTGATGAAGGCATACGACCTTTACAATGATAATCATAATGCGTGACACAAAGATGTCTTTGCAACAGAAGCTTGGTGATTCACAACTGGCCCTTGCTAATGAGCGCGAGCGAACTGAAAAACTGATACAGCTGGTGAAAGGGCTGGAGCACGAGGTGCGATGTAATTACAGATTAGGATTTTTGTGCAATTGCCAATTAGCTCGCGTATCAAAAGTTTTGAAGGAGATTAAAGATGAGCAGTAGTTTATTATTAGGGGTGGGAAGATGAGCCGCCCAACGCAGCACCACTACGATTTTCCAATTCAGCCAATTGATTTTATCATTGCAAACGAATTGGGATTTTGTGAGGGTAACATCATTAAGTACGTCATGCGTTACAAGCGCAAGAATGGTGTTGAGGACCTGCGCAAGGCAAGTCAGTACATAGACTTTTTAATCGAGGAGATGACTAGTGGAAAACAGGATGATGACCCGGTTGATAATGGCTATATTAATTTGGCTGTCTCTGACGTACCAAGTTGGTTTACTCATAAGGGTTGGAATCCCACTTGATGAAGTGGGGGAGATGGAGCAAGAAGTATTTGAAACCCAGATATACTCTGCATAACATTGGAGAAGTGAAATGAAGAAAATTACAGCAACAGTTTTATTGGCTCTGGTACTTTCCACGAGCGTACAGGCAAGGGAAGCGAATGGTAGTGAAGCAGCGGCTGGTGTAGCCGCGGCGGTGGTTGCCACTACAGTTGGCCCGGCTTTTGGTATGGCCGTGTTTGGCCCGCTGATGTTGCTGCCGGTTATATTCGGCGGAGACGGTGAGCCATTGGAGGCGCCATCTCGTGGCGCCGGGTATCTTGGTAGCCCCCAGTAGTTGACAGAAGAAGGCCGCCCCTAAGAGCGGCCATATGCCTCTTACCTTTGGGCGCTACGGCGCCCTTTTTTTATTAATATCGCCAGCCGTAACACCCCACTGATCCATTATCATTTGCGTTAGCCGCCCACACATAAACAGTTCGCGCGGTTGCTATCGGAACCCACGAATTAGACCATATCCCCAGCGCCCCAGCTTCAGCGCCTAAGTTACGTGCAAAAATATGAACTCCACGTCCTGATGTGCCTTCATCGAAGGCCGAGACGTACACGACAGCCTGCCCAGTGTTTCCAGATGTTTTATCTGCACGCACATTAACATGCGCTTCTCTTGCCGTAGTCGGTATTCTTAGTGTCACAGTCCTTGTCGATGTGCCGACAGTGGTGTACGGCAGCGCATCATCTGGAACTTGAACTACAGTAATGCCGGTCTGGTACATATCTAAAAGGTCGCCCGTTGACCGATTGAATATAGCACCTACGTAGCCCTTAAACACATATCCGCTCGGCATTGTTGGCGCCGTTGCTGACGTTGACAGCAACGATGCAGTAGTACCATCGGGCTGCGCAATTACCCAAATGTGATACCAAGTTGAGTTTGCTTCACTGCCGGTATCTAGCCCGTTCGCACCGCTTGCTGTTATATCTGCTGTCAAATTTATGCTTGCGAATGTTCGCTGTTGGCCAGTAGTCTCGTGCGTGAGCACTAAGTTATCAGCATCAACGTCAACTGTAGTCGTTGATATCTGTTGAATAATTAATTCCTGGTGCGGGCATAAAGCAGTGCCAGTAAATTGAACTGGCGGATACTCTACTGAAGGATTAACGAACGAAACAATCCCATAATCAAATGCTGACAAGCTACTGTCAATCGTGCCGCTATCTAGCTCGACTGTAATCGTGGTGTTTGGCGAACTAAATGAAGAATCAACAATCGTGCCGTAAACAGTGCCGCTGTCCGTGATACGTAAACGGCGCCCCACGTGGAGCGTACTTGTTTGGTCACCTACCACCGTGAAGCTAGTACCATCGACGCGCGTAGGTGTTAGCCCGGAAGCTACCCACTCGCTAACTGAATCCGCGCCGGTGTCATTAATTGGCTTGACGTTGTCGTGGAGCGTTAAACCACTTGCTGGTGGGTCGGTGTCATCAGATGGCGCCAGCACGAATTTGTACGTCCCAGTGGGCGCCCACACCTCCTCGTCTGGTATCGTGCCGTCACTCTCCAGGACAATGGGGTTCGTATGAGATGCCGCGCCAGCGTTGTCCTTATAGACGGTGGCCTTGGTTGTCGTCCCGGCGGCGTACACAAACAATTGCTGTCCGTTAGCCGGGTCCCCGTTCGCGTCAAAAAATTGCCGACCTATGTCGAACATTCGATAATATGTAGCCATATTTTTTTCCCTACAGTGCTAGTGTGTTTCGTTTGCGCTCAACAGCTGAGGCAAATGGTTGTGTCTGATAACCGGGTAATCTTACATCCGGCTCCTCCGGGAGCTTCTGTGACGAGTATTGAGGCATTTGGCCTGTCATGCCTTCCTCGGCGCTTGAGTTCATAATGGCGTCAATCACTGGATCTAACTGCTGAGAACGCTGCGCTTCAGGCTGTGGCAGCAGAGACAAGGGCATCGAACCAGCGCCCACGCCTCCCATACCGAACCCGGTTTCAGGTCCTTGCGGGCCCTCCTGTTGTCCACCAAACATGCCGAGCAGGTCATCAGCGCCGAACGTATCGCCCAGCTTACTGAGCCAATCCTCCTCATCCAGTGTGCCGGTATCCGGGCCACCCAACTGCTGGTTCGTGCCGGGTATCTGCTGGTTGAAGTATTGACGTAGGTCATCGACACCGGGTAGCAGGTTAACGCCAGCAGTACCTGCTGCGGCCAACGGAGAGGCGCCTAGCGCCGCGCCGCCCATAATCTGCACATTATTAGGGTTGAGCTGTCCAGACCCCACCAGGCCGCCGCCTGTGGGCGTGGTGACACCTGTGGACACACCTGGTACTTGATTGCCACGAGATAGGAAGTTCCCGCCGAACTGCGCGGCCAGGTTCGTGCCCACTGGCCCCCATCCGCCGCCACCAGGGCTCCACACTGAACCGGCGCCACCAGGGAATCCCTGCTTTGCAAGGCCGCCCCATGCTGTGCCACCAGTTGGTGCGCTCAACCCGAGCGTGTTCTTTACCTTATCGAGTATCCCGGATGAGGCCACCTGGCCGCCCAGGAACCCACCAGCAGCGCCCGTGAGCACGCCCAGTGGGTTGCCATCCATGCCGCCCATGATAGCGCCACTGGCCCAAGCTGGAGCCCCCACGAACCCGAGAGCAGCACCCATACCCAGTTTGGCTAATTTGCCGAATGTGCCGCTCATTGCGCCCGTTTGATTTCTTCGGGAGATTTCGCGGACTTCCCAGTCGCGAGCCTGGCGCATCATCTGCTCAGGCTGCGGACCA